AAGGTGAAACGGCCTCCAGTTCTGGTTAATATATTTTGTTGGACTTAGAAATTGTTATAAGACTATTTCTTTGTACCACCAAAAGTTACACGAGTCTGCCTCTCTTGATTGATTGGCATACTTGGGTGCTGGTCCTTCAAAAGATCGTTGTTGATAGCATCGTCTTTGTCTTGAGTCTGCTTGTCATAGTAAGCTTCGATCTGCTTAGCGATCTCTTCTGGTATCTTAGCCAGCAATAAGCCTCCTACTCCAATAACCCCCGCATACTTACCTGTGGTTTCAGTTGGAAAATCTTGATCGGGATAATCTTCAGCTCTCACTAATTCGTATCCTTCTCTCAAAGATGCTGCTACGTTTTTCGTATCTTGGAAACCCATAGTTTCAGCTCTAATCCATCTGTGTCTATACCCTTCAGGTGGTTCGGGTGCATCGAGTGATGAGGGTGGAGTCCAAACTTTTTTAGAATCTGTTTTAGATCTAGTTTGACTCGCACGTGAGGTTTTTATATCGTCGTTTTTCATTTTATGCTCCTTCCGTGATTTTTAATTGTTTTGCATAATCTTCTAATGGCACGCCTAATCTTTTAGCAATTGCTACCTGTGATGGCGAGAGTCTCACAGTTTTATTTTTGCGTCCTGTTGAGCTCGAACGTCTAGCTGAAGCTACATTTTGAACTGGTTTAGCTCTTTCTGTAGTTGAACCATCTATCTTATCAAATTTGTGGGGGAATTCAAGTCTTATTCTTGAATCCACTTCTTGATAATATTCATCAGATTGAGGGTCATATCCTTCTTGTTCTACAAGTGTTTTATGTAGATCAAAAGCAGTATGAGTCATAGCTGAATCAGTACCAAACCAAGTATTTTCCTTAGCCCAAGCTTCTGCTTTAGGATCAGTTTGTTGTCTTCTTGGTGTAGGTGCTTGATAAACAGGTTTTTCTTGTTTAGGAGCTTCTTCATTAAGTGTTTTTAAAGCACCTAATCTAGATGCATCTTGTGCAAGTCTAGCCATTTGTTCTTGAGCTTTAACTTGACCATCAACGTCTCCTGCTTCAATAGCTACTTTTAATGACTGCCTTGCAGCATCCATATTAGTTGTAACTCTTGATTCAAACTCTTTTACATAAGATTTATCTAAAGTAGAAAGTTTAGATTCTAATCTATCCTTATCTTGTTTAGCTGCTTGAGCATATTGAACAGCTTCTTCTCTCTGTCTTTCTGCTTCTCGCATTTTACGAGTAAGTTTAGCAATACGTTTTTGAACGCCATCACTATATTCTTTTAACTCGTCTTTATCTTCTTTTTTATCGAGTTTAGTTGTTCTTTCATTTTCGAAAGTTTTATCTTGAGGGTCCGAAGCTGGTGCTTCTTCTACCTCAATCTTTTCTTCTACAACTTCCTCTTGTTTTACCGGTTCTCCTTTATCATCAAAATCAATATCTGCGCCAACTGTTTCGCCAACGTTTACTAATTCTTCTGATGATTTCTTTTCTTCTTTTTCTGGCATAGTTCCTTCCTATGTTATTATATTAAATGAAGAATCGATTCTGGATCTGAAACAGTTCCTAGAACTTCATCGTCGTTAAGTATTCGCACTTCTCCACCTTCTATTGGTAGTCTTGCGCCTGCGTATCTTGCAAAGATCACCCAATCTCCTTTTTTGCACCAAGGTTCACCAAATTTATCTTTGTCCTTGTATGCTAAATCTCCCATCTTTAAAACATAACCACATGTTGTAGCTATTCGTGCTTTATCTAAAGATTCTTGAGAAAATAATATTCCACCTTTTGTTTTTTCTTTTGGTGTAAAAGGTAGAACTAAAATTCTATAACCCATAGGCACAGGTAATTGATCTACCGTTTCTGTTCCTATGTTGTCTGGATGTAAAGGCTCTTTGGCCTCACCTATATTTCTTTTTTCTTCTTCGTATTTTTCTTGAAGTGCTAATTTAATTTTTGGTGTGTCTGTCTTTTCCGTTGCCGATGTCGATAACGTTTCCTTGCTCATCTTTTTGCTCCTTCGGTTTTAGCAGGTTAGAGATTTCCTGTAATGTTAATTGTATAGCGTGTGCTTGACCTACTAGATATCTATATTTTTCCATATTGTCAACCCCACCCATTAAAAGTGAGTCACCTATTTTTTGTAAATTCTCACCTAAATGTTTTTGTAACTTAGTTACTATTGTCATGTCATCCATGATTACTCTTCTCCTTTTTGTTCTCGAAACTCTTCTAACACTTCTAATTTTTCTTCTGCGTTAGCAATAGTTTCTATTAATTTATCTATTTCATCAATATGTTGAGGATGTTCTCCTATTCCCACAGATTTTTCTAAATAGATTTTCATAGTTGCGTCAGCTTCAGCAATCTTTGCTTCGTACCGAGCTTCTAATGCTTTTAAAATGGCCTCTTTCATACAGGCAATTAATTAAACGTGGATTTTTTTACAAATTTTACATAGTCTAACATTAGCAGTTACATTAGCTACAGAAACTAAATCTGTATCTTTGCATTTACTAAATAATCTATGTATTACTTTTTTAATTAATTGAATCATTACTTTTTAAAACCTTTTAAAGTTTTAGCAAGTCTTGCTCTTTGTCCTAACTTGCCACCTTTTTTTGCAGCTGCATTTAATTTTTTAGCTGGAATCTTTTGACCTTTTTTAACACCTAAAGACTTTCTTAATGATCCTGGTTTCTTAATAGCTTTTTGAATCCAATTACCATCTTTGTAACCTTTACGAACTTTTGTAGATTTAGGGTTTGCAGATGTAGAATTAAAATATTGTGGCATTTAGTCTTTCATAGAAATCATGAAAGTAGGTCTGTCTCTCATAACTTTACCTTGACCTCTACTCATTACTGAACCACCATCTCTATATCCTCTAGCACTTCGTTGTCTTGCTTTGTCTTTAACGTCTGCTCTAGATCTTTTAGTAATATATTTTGGAGATTCTTTTTTCTTTTTAGTAATCCATTTTGGAGATTCTTTTTTCTTTTTAGTAATCCATTTACTAGTTGTAGAACCGCCGTCAGCTTTATTAATTCTTTGATTTGGACGTTTTCCAAATTTTCCATAAGACTCATCTCTACGATCTTTCATAGATTGTTTCTTACTGGATTCTTTTCCAGTTCTCATGCCTAGAGATTCATCCTCTCTTGCTTTGTAACCTTGTTTCTTTTTACCAACTGGGCCACCGAAAGCTCTAAGCTCTCTTACGATTCTTTTCTTTTCATCTCTAAGATTTCTTTTGCCTTTTCCAGTATATGCTTTTTCTGCATCTACTCTTCCAAGTTCTTCAAGTCTATTCATTCTGCTTGTGTTAGCCATTATACTACCTGTTTATCTTTCCGCTTTTTTTAGCTTTAGAACCAAATCTTCCATAAGATTCATCTCTGCTAGCTTTTAACTGTGCAGGAGTTCTTTTCTTTTTAATTCTCATGGCGATAGATTCATCTTTTCTATCTTTGTAACCTTGTTTTTTCTTTTTAGAAGATCCGCCTTTTCCGTATGGAAATCTTACATTTGATCTTACTCCGTTTTGTCTCATAATATTTTCTCCTACTTAACTTTACTATAACTTATCCTAATAGACAAGTCTATTTTTTTCCATTCCTGAAGATCTGAGTTCCCTTTATCCCAAAAACGCTCGCCACGACCAAAATCCACAAATTAGTGAACCATGTCGGCAGTGACTGGAAATGCTCGAAAAAGATCTTTATCTTGTCCATAGCAGCCGGATCCTCCGACCAAACCCCATATGCAAGCACCAAAATGGGCAACGTGAGAATCGCTAAAATTACCTCGTCCTTATAATCTGTTTGACGTGCTTCTAAGAGTTTTCCCTGGTAAGCTTCCTCACCTCGCGCTTGTCGTTCTGCATGCAATAGCTGTGCATCAGACATTGCAACTTTTGCCCTCTGCTTGTTAGCATAAATTTTACTTCCAGCAGATACGGCTAATTTAATTGCCGATAACCACATGTTAGTACCAAGTAGCTTTAACTGGTTTTTTATCAGCTCTCATTCTTCTAGTTCCTTTTACAGTAACTGTCTGAGATTCTGTTATGTTAGGCACATCTTTAGAAATGTTAACGCCACCTGTTTGGTATCCGTCTTTGCCAACACCTAATTCTTTTGTAACTTTAGGTTCTTTGACCATCATTGCGCCTTTTTGCCAATCTTTATCCATAGTTTTCTCCTTAATTGTTAATATACTTAATTTTTCTTAAAGTTTCTACCAAAATCGTGTCTCTTACTTCGGTCAGCCATTTGTTGTCTCTCCAAAGCAGCGTCTGCAGACATAATTTGTTTAGTTAGCGAAGTATCAGCTCTTAATTCAGCTAATTCTTCGTTTTGTTCTTGTTTATCTTCGAATTGAGCTTGATTTTGTATAGCTTTCATAGTGTCTAAACTAATTCTGCCTTGATCATAGTCTTTTTTAGCTTCATCCGCTTTTGCTTTTAGGTCTAATTCTCTAGATTTTAGTTTAATTAGAGGATCACTACCCAATTCGTTAACAATTTTTTCTTCTTCAGCCATATAATCTTTAACCATTTCAGCAATTAAGACAGCTTTTCTTGCATTGATAGTATTTGTTAGCTGAGTAACTTGTTGAATCAGTTGTTGATTTTGTGGTTGTTGTTGTAACATCTGTTGCATTTGTTGTGCTTGTGCTAATTCTTCTTGGAACTCTAATTGAATTTGTTCTTGGGCCATTAAACTAATTCGTTCCAATATATTTTTTTGTAATGCACCCATAATAGCAGGTGAATTTTGTACCATGTTAGATTGCATAAAGTTTAAATGAGAATCAATGTGTGCTTTATGATCTTGACCTGGAAACGCTTGAAAAGGTTTCATACCCATTGCTGCAATTTCTTCAAGTGCAGGGTCAATGGGTTGAGGTTGTTGTGGTGGAGGTAATATAGCATTGATGTTTTTAACTCCAACCGCTTCATACATAGATCTATACGCTTGGTATAGATCATGTATCTGAGGATTCGATTGCGCTAATTGTAATTCCATTTGCGCCATAGAAATTCTTTGTGTTTGTGAAAATATATTTGGATCAGCAACAGGAAGTATATCTACTTTGTCATCAAAGTCTGCAACTTTAACTTGTCTAGTAGCACCAGGAACATCATAAGGATATTCTGGTGGTAAGTAAGTTTTAAATACTTCTGCTAATAATTTAAATTCTGTTTTAAGACCAACGTATAATCTTTTGTGGATCGCTGACATTACTCTTGATCCTCTTTCTAATAATGCAACTGTAGTACCGACCGCGGCTTGTTGATTCATATCTCCAACTTGTGCGTCTGCAATACTTGCAAATCTTTGGCCAGCTTGAACAACTACTCCCATTAATTGAAGTAAAGTTTGATCTGGTCCTTTAAATGGTAATTGCATAAATTGATCTTTGATGTTTCCACCAGGTGCATCTACATCTCTAAATTCACCAGGTTGTAATGGTTGTGCATCATCTCTAATTCTAATTCCTCTAGTTTTAAAACCAGCAGGTAAGTTAGCTAAAGTTCCTGCATCTAATAATTGTCTTAATGCAGAAGTTGCTGTTCTAGTTAAACCACCAATCATGTGGATTAAACCAAAACCATAAAAACCTGTACCTGGTAAAAATTTATATTGTACAAAGTATTTTATTTTTTCTTTAGTTGGATCATCCGGTGTGTAATTTCTTCTAATAGATAAAATTTCATTAGTAGATTCTAAAATAGTTACAATGTAAGGAAGTTTAATTCCAGTTGGCTCACCATCTTGACCCATGTCTTCAAAACCTTCTAAATCTAAATCAACATGCATTTCTAAAATTACAAATTGATCTTGTTGATTTCCATCTTTAGAAATTCCTTCTAATCTTCTCTCTGCATCTTTAACTTGATTTTCTACAACAGGTGGTTGACCTAATTCTATGTCTTTATAAAAACCAGAAACTTGTTGTTTTCTAATTTCATTTTCTGACATTCTTAAAACATGAACGATTGCTTCTGCATCTTCTAATGAGTTTGCAGAATAAGGAACAATTAAATCATCTGCTTGCACAAATTTAGAAACAGCTCTACCTAAAAGGTCGTCATAATAAACTTTCTTAAAGGTAGAACCAGACAGGGGTAAGTAAAAAAGCATTTGATCAAATTCAGGTTCATACTCTGGCATTTGATCCATGATTTGATAATTCATAAAATCTTTTACTCTGTGAGCTTGATCTTGTTTTTGATTTGTAACGTCACCTAAAATTTGTGCACGTACGGGACCATCAGCTGGTAATAATTCTTTGTAAGCTTGCGCTTGAAATTGTGTAACCGCTTCAGCAAGTACAGGGTGATTAACACCTGATCCCTTTC